GATTTAGTCCTGATCTAGTTTGGTTGAAAGATAGGGATACATCTTCTGGTGGTGGAAGACCTTATATGTTTGATACAGTAAGAGTAGATGGCAGTGGTAACTCAGATTTAGGGGTAAATACAGATTTATCTAGTGCAGAAACAGATATGGGTGCAAATACAAGATTTGTTGATATTGATTCTGATGGTTTTACAGTTACAGGAAGTGATGTAGATACAAACGCAAATGGTATTAAATATGTAGCTTGGAACTGGAAAGAATCAGCAACAGCAGGTTTTGATATTGTTAGTTATTCAGGAACAGGTTCATCTAGGACAGTAAGTCATAGTTTAGGTGTAGCACCTGAGATGATGATGATTAAAAATAGATCTGCTGATGAAAATTGGCTAGTTTATCATGCTGGTATTGCTTCTGATGCAGAAACTGATTATATAATTTTAAATGATACTGGTGCTGCGGGTGATGATACTTGGCTAAATGATACAGCTCCAACTAGCAGTCAATGGGAATACTCAGGTGGGGGAGCAACTTATAATAACAGTGGTAATAATTATATTGCTTATTTATGGGCAAGCGTAGAAGGTTATTCTAAAGTTGGTTACTACTATGGTGATGGTCAACAAGCAGGACCATTCATTTTCACCGGATTTAAACCATCTTGGGTACTAGTAAAGAATACTGAACCTCCCGGTGGTGGTTCTGTTTGGAATTTACATGACGCAGCTAGAGACCCTTATAATATTGTAAATACAGTATTATATCCTAACGCTAATAATGCTGAAGAAGCTTATAACGTTGATTCAGCATCTGCTACAAATAAACTTTTCTTAGCAAATGGTTTCCAAATATTCTCAACACATGATCCAGAAATGAATGCTAGTGATGAGAGATATATCTATCTAGCTTTTGCTGAACGACCTTTTAAATATGCTAATGCACGATGACAAAATTTAAACTAGATGGAAAAGTACTTAAACTTGACTTGCCTTTTACGTCAAGGGGTATTAAATATCCAGCAAATTGGTTAAGGTTAACTACACTGGATGAGAAAAAGGCAATAGGTATAGAGGAGATTACTTAATGGCATTAACACAAGTAAAAGCTGCTGGTTTAGCAGCTGATCTAATTGATGAAACAAAACTAGCAGATGACTCTATAGATTCAGAACATTATAATGATGGATCTATAGATCATGCCCATCTAGCTAATGATGCAGTAGATGGGGATAATATAGCAGATGACTCTATTGACTCTGAGCATTATGTAGATGGAAGTGTAGATCATGCTCATCTAGCTAATGACTGCGTAGATGGGGATAACATCGCTGATGATGCTATTAACTCAGAGCACTATGTAGACGCCTCTATCGATCATCAACATTTAGCTGATGATTGCGTAGACGGTGATAATATAGCAGACAATTCAGTTGGCCTTGCGCATATGGCAGGTGGTACAGATGGGCAGATTATTACTTATGATGCATCTGGTGATCCTGTTGCAGTTGGACCCGGTACAGATGGACAAGTATTAACCTCAACAGGTGCTGGATCTCCTCCAGCTTTTGAAGATGCAGCAGGTGGTGGTATATCAGAAATGGATCATTGGAGTTGGACTAGTGCATTTTCTGGAAATGCAGCACCACTCTCAAGTAATCTAGCAAGAAATAGCCAAGCAGGTTCTTTAACAAAAGTAGGGACTGGTATGACTGTTAGTTCTGGTGTTTGGACTTTCCCAAGTACAGGTTACTGGGAAATTGCTGTAAGAGCTAAAACTAATGCTTCTTCAAATAACCATTACACTAGAATATATACTGAGCATAGTTCAGATGGCGGTTCTAACTGGGTAGAATCTTCTCTATCATATGGTGGTACAGGTGGTAATGACGGTGGAAACTCCTTCTTTGAAGGTATTCACGCATATCATATTCATAAAATTAGTAATGTATCAAATGATAAAGTTCGGTTAATGTTTTATGTTTCAAATAGTGGTGCTAACTGGACTGCAACTGCAGCTGCTGATGGTGGTGCTAGTGGAATCTTCTTTAAAAAACTAGCGGATGTATAAATTATGAAACCTACAACTATAGAAGATTATCTTGTAACTGTACGAACTGGACAATGGTTTGGTTTCTCAGATCCAAGTAATAAAATTTATTCAAATCTGATAGTACATGATGGAGGTTCTAAACCAACAGAAACTCAATGTACTGATGGGCTTAAAGCATTACAAGATGCTTGGGATTTAGATAATAATTCTTATAAATCAAAGCGAAGAGATGAATATCCTAGTATAGCTGAACAATTGGATGACATCTATAATAATGGTATAGATGCATGGAAAGCTACTATTAAAAAAACAAAAGATAAATATCCTAAAAGTTGATGGATATCCCTAGAGTAATACTACCTAAGGCTCTAGATATTCCTCAACTGTACCTCAGACAGCCTACAGCGGACGTTCCGACTTATAAACCTATGATCGTACCCCCAGCTGATTTGGAGCCCCCTGAAGAGGTAGAAGCGGAAGAAACAACAGAACAACCAGAACCACCTACTCTAAAGATTCCGGTCATTGATATTAAAATGCCAATACCGGAAACTGCAGTAGTAGTTACGGCTGTAACAACAGCTGTCATAGCAGTAACAACAACCACTGTTACTCAATCTTTATTTGAACCTATTAAAAAGAAAGTTCAAAAGCAACTACAAGCTAAAGTTAATAAATGGAAGGAAAACCAGAAGAAAAAAAAGGACTCATCAAAAAACTCAAAGACGGAATAGAAGATCAAGAACAACAGATTCAGATCCTCGGTACGTTCGTTAGATTGGGTGTTGTGGTGTGGTCCGGGTTTATCATAACTTTAAACTATGTGGAACTGCCCATGGTTAAGAAATCCGGTAAC